TCAGTTTGTACTGTATCGACAGGAATGTCGGTAAGCATTAAATTGACTCTTTCCTTAAATTGATCACTAGCGTAAACTCTTTGCTGTGCAAGAGAACCGTAGTTATCATCTCTGGAGTTATCTACAAGCTGTTCCAAAAGTTCTGATGCTTCGAATACGTATTGTAAGGTTTTTGGTTTGACTGTTACTTCTTTAACTGTAGGTTTTACAGCTGCGGAAATCTGTCCACCTTCTACTGTACCACCATATCCATGAACTTTGTCGTTCACAGTTGGTAAGTTACTTGCTTTTGCACTAAAGATACGGAAACCTGAAAAGTCCCATACATATTTTGGCAAAGCTGCGAAGATGTTTGCTTCCATGTTGAAGTTAGCCCATGCCATAGCTCCGAATAGAGGGTTATAGTTCCCACCTGCACCCGGATCTGTGGTACTGAAACCTGCTTTCAAAATCTCGTCAGGAGTTCTGTTATAGGTATAATTAACTAGTTCATCTATTGAACGTAGTCCTAGATAGGTTGACAATTTAGTATGCCCCCTGTGGTAATCCGTTTCCGAACTCGCCACTTTCTAGTTTGTTGTGTGCTATAACCAGAGCTTCTTCTGCACTAGATGTTTGTCCATTCCAACCACCAGCGATTGCTTTCAATATTTGATAGCCTGTTGGGATTGTTGACTCGTCATCTTGAGCTTTGAGAACTGGTCGAACCGTCTTTACAATTTCATATTCTGAAGTGTCTTCGTCAGATTTCTTGACTTCTTCTTTCTTATCATCTTTTTCCTCGTCTTCTGTCTTTGCAACTTCTTCCTTTTTATCGTCTTCTTTCTTATCGTCATCTGCCTTATTTTCCATCTTTAGACCTTCTGCATCTGCGGAAGGAGTTTGGAGGGCTGGTGCGATTATTGAAGCCTGATCTTTAGGTGATGGTGCTAACTCATTACCTACGGTAACTTTGTCGCCAACATCGTCTTTATCCTCGACCTTTGGTTGATTTTCAACTTCTGTGCCGTGATCGACAGGGTTTGCATTGTGTTCTTTAATTAAAGTTTCAAGACCATCGAATCTTTTCTCGAAAGAATCAATTCTATCTTCTTGTGCTTTAACTAATGAAGCAAGAATAGATGTAACTGAAGTGTCATCTGATTTTTGAACTGTTTCAGAAATTTCTTCTGTTTGTACGTCTTTTTCTGTAGTCATGTTGTTATATATAAACATTTTTGGTGATATATAAAGTTAATTTTTAAAACTTAGTTGTTATACTTTCTACTTAGTCTTTTTAGATATTCTAATGTTTCTGCTTCTTCTACTGCCTTTTTTACTTGATTTATCCCAAAATGGTCAATCATTTTATGAACCGTCCACTTTTCTTCTAATTCGTTTCCATGAGGAACTTGTTGTTTTTCTACTTCTTTGTTCTTCTTTCTTGCCTTACCTTCTATGCTTTCAGGTGTTGCTGGTATATGATGTTTTTGTAATCCTTTTGGTTTAGTAGGTGCTGTTAATGGTATTGGTTTAACTTGTGGTCTTGCTGTTTGTTTTGGTATTTGTCCCATTAAATCATTAACTTGTTTTGGGCTTCCTGTAGATTCCCCTACATTATCTGCTCTAGTTTCAGCAGATCTATTAACTAATGTTTTAGAATCTAATTTTTCAGTAGGCTTATCGAACTGTTCTATGCCGTGTTCAGTCTTTTTTACACCACAAACAACACATATATTTGAATTATCATCACATCTATAGTTATGATCTAGGTCTTTATCCTGATTCAAATCTGTTCCTTTTTCAAATTTACAACTTAAACTATTACATCTTATCTGTTCCCTACCATTATAGTCTTTTACCATTTCTTCTAAGCCTTGTGCCTTTGCAAATGTATTAACTGATTCAATAATTGCAAATGGATTAGCTGGTGTATCACACAATGCAATTTCATATAATTCTAATTTTCTTAATTCTAATGCCATTTTACCGTCTTTTTGGATTGGCTCACGTTCTTTACTTGCTCCACCCATGCTTAAACCTGCATATTCACCTTTTACAACCTTATCCCAAACTTTGTCATATAGTGTTACGCCATCTTTCTTATATAACTCACCTGTAATTAAAACAGTTGGGACACCCTGATATTCCGATTGTTCGTATGCAAGGACTTTACCTACCATTCTATTGCTATGGTAATCTGATATTACGGGATTTACGGACATAAATGTTTCCATAATTTTCATAACTTCTTTTACAAAGACAAATTCATGTTGTTTATCAATAATTTCAGCAGTTATATGACCTTTGAAAACTCTACGTTCATCGCCAGTCTCGAAGTTTTTACCGTTTACTTCTATGCCTTTTGTGATAAAGTGTGGAAACTCTATGTAATCACTCATATATAAAAAATAAGACAATAGTATATAAGTATAACTTATATTACGATTGTGATTCCTGTGTTGTATTTTGACCTGCACGGATACCCAAATATGTCAAAGCCGATCCAATCATAATACCAAACACAAATGTGAATATTGTGCCGTATTGTTCAGCTGTCATTTGAACATCGCCATCTAATAATAGACCTTTAGCTGCACCCCAACCAACAAATACTATTGCTGATATAAGGGACAGTCCTACCACTAGAAGTGCTAGATTTTGTTTCTCGAAACCCATAAATAATCAAAAAGAAACGGTTATATAAAGGTTTAATGTTCATTTATATATGGATTTCTTTGTATATGACAACATTTACACATACAATAAATTACACCCTTTTTCAGGGAACGTCAATAATAGGCTTGAAATTGAAGCCATAGATATACCTGAAAATCATTCATTTTGGTTTTATACAGGTATGAACATGGTAAATGATAATCTTAATGTAAACAAGAGGTATGTGCATATACATCCGGGAGTTGGCACTACTAATGCAACACGGTTTAAGAAAGAGCCAATTCACGTAACAAGACAAAATTTTGTATATAATGTTCAAGAAAAGCGTGTTGAAGTTAAAACACGGTTTTGGTCAAAACCTATTTTTGCTAAAAAGTGTATATATTATGGTTCTAAACTTCCACATAAAAAAATGACATTAATGGGGGAGTGGTATTATGACGCTGGTACAAATACCGTTCATTTAATAATTGATTACAATACTGAAAAGATTAAATTTCATTGGGAAGATGGATATGATGAGCCATCAAGAGCAGAACAGTTGAATAAAATAGCAGAATTAGAATATAAAATAGACAAAGCAGAAAAAAATATCTAACGTCTTGCATACCGTTGATCAGCAGTTTGATCTCTAGTTATACCATTTCCTAATACTTCACCGGGATTTCTTGCATAAAACTTTCTTTTAATAATTTGATCAGGTGCATTTTTTCTTCCACCTTTCTTTCTATACTCTTTATGAACTAATTTTAGTCTTCGCATACAAGAATCACATAATGAACAGTTGATTTGCCAAGCATCATTAAGAACCCAACCAGCGTGTATATCACATAATTCATAACTTGTTTTTTTAATAACTAAACACATTAATCCTTCTGTTCCTCGCCTATCCATACAGTCCCCACACATATATATCAAGGTACTAATCACTTTATCGGTTTTACTACAACCATAGCAAAAGCCCTCACTATACATATTAATTCTAGTTTGTTCATCTGATTGAACAGCTTCTCTAATTTTTTTTGTATGTGTGTTTTCTTTTCCAGCTCTTTCCTTTAAATCACGTTTTTGAATCCTGTCTTTTTGATCTAAACCGTCTTTAATCCAACCAAACCTATCGCCCACTTTCTCTAACCCCCTCATTTACTATTTCTTTAAGTATGTATAGAACCATATCCTTAGACATTCCTTTTTGAGTAAAAAATTCAACAATATCAAAAGCTGTTGCAAATGGGTTATTTTCCATATATCTTTTTATTTCTTCAACTATTTCTGTATCACTAATCATTTTTCTTCGCTATTTGCTCCCAATAACTGCCTTTATTATGTGTTTTCTCATGTTCAAAAATTTCATTAAAATCACTAGATGTTACATGATGACTTTCTTCATTTTCCTTTGTCCAACCACAAATATCGCAAGTATATTTCAATTTAATCCTCATCTATGCTTTTTAAAAACTTATCCCAATCTTTTTTGCTCATACCTTTATTGCTTAATGTAGTTCCTGTGCCTGATCCTCTTGGATCACCTTCACCTGTACCTACTTTATCGCTTGGTCTTGCAATTTTTGGTTGTCCGTCAAATTGTTGTGCTTCACCTTCTTTTTTAGGTGAACTTGATGTTGTTTTATCATTATTACCTGCTCCAATATTTTGACCTGCTCCACCACCCATCATAGCTTCTTGTTTTTCAGGATTTGGATATTGTGATATTTGTATGTTATTTTCACCGTCAAATGCCACATCAAAGCCCATACCATATAATTTTACTGTGTTATCTATCTTTTGTCCTCTAACTTGTTCTTCTCTAAGTTCATCAATTTCTTCGCTTGTTACTAATTCAATTTTCCAATCATATATTTCCAATATATCAGTAATTTCATCAAAGAAATTTTCATTGAAAAATCTTTGAAACCATTTAATTGTCCTGTTTGTAAGAGTTACTTGAAGTGCT